ATTGCGGCCAGATCGGGAACGGGCGGGCTCGTAGCCGCCTGGGTGGTTTCAGACACTGGTGTGCCTCCTTTCGTGAACTTGGGTTTGGACAAAGACTCGGTCATGGCGGCAAGGGCGTCGCGGAACGTGCCCACGCGGTCGGCGAAGCCTCGGGCAACGCTGTCCTCGCCGTAGAGGATGCCGGCTTCGGTCGAGCGCACATCGTCGGCGCTCAGGCTTCGGCGGCGCGCGACGGCATCGACAAACATGCCGTAGAGCCGGTTGACCTCGGCCACAAGCACGTCGCGGGCTTCCGTCGACAGCGGCTCGTGGGGATTGAAGTCGTTCTTGCGGTCGCCGGCAAAGATCGTCGTGTAGCGCAAGCCGTTGGCTGCGTCGAAGCCGCTCTGGTCGAGGTGCATCGCGATGATGCCCACTGAGCCGACGCCGCCCGTACGGGTGACCCAGATGCGGTCTGTCGCGGATGCCAGCAGGTAGCCGGCGCTCAGCGCCCAGTCGTCCACTGAAGCCCACACGGGCTTCATGCGCGCGGCCTCCTCGATCAGGCTGGCCACGTCCCAGGCGCCGTTGGCCTCGCCGCCATAGCTGTCACATCGCAGCAGGATCCCCCGGACCTGCGGGTCCGTGGCGGCGTCGAGGATTTCGTTGCCCAACTGCTCATACGAGGTGAGCCCCGACTGCGCGTCCATGCCCGAGGCTCGATTGACGAGGCTTCCGGAGACTTCAATCACGGCGACGCCGGCGTCGGTCACAGCGTACGGTTTGCGGGAACGCTGTTCACTGAACAGCGCCGCTTCGACCGCGGGCGGCTCCAGCCCCAAGCGCGGCGCGAGCACAACCAGGATCGCCGCCAGCTTCTTCGAGTCGATCATCAGCGGCGTGTGGAACACGCGCGAAGCAATGTGCGGGAGATTCGTCATGGGGTCTCGTTCACAAGGGCCGGCTCCGCCACCCTCTGCCCGTTGCTTGTGGTCTTGCGCGGATCGGAGTCATAGGTCAGGCCGAGAGAGTCGGCGCGCGCGTTGTCGGCCGCCGCCTGCCGGTCGACGTCCTCCTCGTCGTAGCCCATCTCGTTGATGACGGCGCTGCGCGGCTTGAAGCCCGCGCGCACGGCGGCAATCTCAGCGTTCATGTCCTTGAGCGGATCGACCCAGGCCCAGGACGGCGGCCGCCACTCGACGTCGAGGTAGCTCTCGGGAGCCCGATCATAGTCGCGCGCGTCGATCGCGCCGGCCAGTAGAGCGGCCTCGATCCAGGCCTGCCACACCGGGCGGCAGAACTGATAGACCATCACCTGGTGCTGGAACTGTTCGCAGCGGCGGCGGAACTCAAGCAGGCCCGCGCGGATCGAAGAGTAATTCACGCGCTCGAGATCGCCGGTGAGTTGCTCGTAGGTGATCCCCTGGCCCGCGGCGATCGCGCGCAACTGCACGCGCATGAACTCGGTGTACATGCCGCCCACGTCGCCCGGCTCGGTAAACTTCACATCCTCGCCGGGCAGCAACTTCACCATCGAGCCCGGCTCAATGCCGGCCAGTGGTACGCCGCTCGCATCCGTTTCGCCCTCGCCCGGCTTGTTTCCGATGACCGGATCCTCGGGATTGTTCTCGGTGATGAAGGCGGCAAACATTGCCGCCAGCTTCTTGCGGACCAGCTCGGCGTCGTCGTACTGGTCGAGCTCATGAAGTTTGACGAGCACCTGCGTGAGCCAGGGTTGGCCGCGGTGCTGGCCTGGACGGAGCGGCTTGTAAATGTGCAGTACCGACTCCGCCGGCACACGCGTCGTCTCGCCGGCGTTGAAGAACATGAGCTTCTCGCCCGGATGCTCGCGGTATAAGTGGTAGGCTACGCGGCGGCCGATCTTGTCGAACTCGATGCCGGCGCGGATGACGTTGCCGTTGGGCAGATTCTCGTTCTTCGTAGTCGGCAGGTGCTCGGCTTCCAGCACTTGAAGCTGCAACGGCACCGTCAAGCCATCTTCGGGTCGGCGGTCGCGAATGCGGACCAGACACTCGCCGCCTTCGATCGTCGAGCGGCAAACCAAGGCCTGGAGACCGTAGAAATCCGTCAACCCTGCCGCGTCGGCCTCGTCGGTCCACCGCAGCCAGAGTTCCTGCAACCGGCGCTTCACCGCCGGGTCCGGGTGCTTGGCCTGCGGCTTGATGCCCGTGCCGACGGCGTTGCCGACGAAGCTTTCCACCGCGTTGCTCGCCCAGGCGTTGCGGCGCACCATGTCGCGCGAGCGCGCCCGCAGCGCGTCGCCGCCGCCGGCCACCAGAGCATTGATGCCCTCGTTTGCCGGGTTCCAGCCCAACGTGCGGCGCGACGTGGCGGCGGCCTCGTAACCGGCCAGCGCACGCAGCGGCGAGCCGAATGCCGCCCGCATTAGATTCCGCCAGTAGCCCATCAGAAACCTTTGGCGGTGTAGGCCCGGATCACTCGCGAGCGCGGCCGCGCCGGATCCGCCGCCGCCAGGGCGGCCTTCACCTCAGTGATCGCCTTCTTGAGCTCTTCCACGCTCCGGTACTCGACACTTCGGCCTTCAAACGACACGCGCAGCATGCCGCTGGCCAGCGCCGCCTCCAGCGCTTCGAGTTGAGTCTGCGAGTAGGCCATGTCAGTTCTGCATCCACTTCGAACGGACCGTCACTCGGCGTACGCGGCGCGGGTGCGGCGCGGCCGCTGATTCCGGTTGGGCGGCAGGCGCTGGCAGCAGCGCCTCAAGTTCCCGCCAGTGCTTCTCCGTGAAGCGGTCGATGCCATAGATCGACGCGGCCGCGCGCGCATACACGCGGCAGTCGAGCGCCTCGTTGCGGAGGTTGGGCGCGACCACCCAGTGGCCCTTGACCAGGCTCTCGGCGGTCAACTGCCGAAAGTACTCTTCCTCGTAGCGCGGGAAGTGGCAGTAGCCCGCCGGGAACGGCTCGCCGCTTTCTTCGGTGGGCGGCACGAGGCGCAGCCGGCTGTAAAGTTCCGACTTCGCCACGGGCGTCCCCAGCATCCACAGGCGCGTCCCGCGCCGCCGGCTCGCATCCACCGGCGAGGCGCCCAGAATCAGCCGGTCCGTGCGCGCCGTTCCCTTGATCGCCACGGCGGTCTTCGGATGAGCGGCCCGCGCGCCGGCGGGGCCCCAGGAGGCTTGCGGATGCTGCCGCACCCAGTCATACGTGAGGCGCGGGTTGAAGCCCGAATCGACGCACAGCACCCGGATCGGCATCCGCAGGCCGCTCGAGTGCGGGAACTCCTCATCGAGCAGCGTATCGAGCTGCCGCCACACATCGGCCCGCGCCGTGTCGCCCATCAGCACGCGGTAATCCACCGACCAGGATTCCTTGCCACGGCCCCAGGCCACCACTTCAACTTCAATGCGGTCCCGTTGGACGTCCGCGCCGGCGGTGAGGAACAGGCCGCCGCGCGGGACAGTGCCGATCGGGTACTCCTCGCGCCGGTCGTAAAGCGGTTGCCAGTCGGGCGCGTCGCCGCGCTCCTGCCACGACTCGCCGAGCACCAGGTTGACGAACGACTTCAGCCGCTCGACATCCTTCTGCGCCTTCTCCCAGTCCTCGGCGGCGCGCTCCCATGAGTACCAGCCCACCGGGCTATAGAGGCTCGACAGGTGATAGCCGCGCGTGCGCCCGTCGCCCTCAGCCTCGGGCCGCCACTCGCCGCGCGCGAGCATCGTATTCTTCTGATGGTTGAAGATCGGCTGCTCGCAGGCGATGCAATGGTAAGCGGCTTTCAACGGCTCGCCCTTCGGCCAGCGCAGCCGCTCGAACTTCAACACCTGGAACTCGCCGCAGTGCGGGCACGGCACCCAGTAGCGCCGCTGGTCGCTCTCGGCATACGCCGCCTCGATCCGGCTCCAGCCCGCAACGAGCGGCGTCGACACCATGAACACCTTGCGACGCGAGAAGGTGCGCGTGCGCGCGAAGGCCAGGTTGATGGGATCGCCCTCGCCGTCGACGTCCCCCGGATAGGCGTCGATCTCATCGAGGAACAGATACCGCACGGCCATCGAGCGCAGGCCGACGGCCGAGTTGGCTCCGGTCATGACCAGCACGCCGCCGGGAAATTCCTTCGACAGAACCGTGTTGCCCGAGTCGCGCGAGCGCGGGCTCTTCACGAGTTCCCGCAGCACGTCGCTTTCCTCGATCAGCGGGTCGATGCGCTGCTTCGAGTTGCGCTTGGCCAGTTCGACGGTCGGCTGCACCACCATCATCGGGCCCGGTGACTTGTGAATCACGTAGCCCACCCAGTTGTTGGCTGCTTCGGTAAATCCAAGCTGGGCGCCTTTCATCACCACGACGCGCTCGATCGGCGAGGACGGCGAGAGGGAATCCAGGATCTCGCGCAAATACGGCGTGCGGCTGGTACGGTAGGGTCCCGGCTCGGCCGCCGACTTGCCCGACAGCCGCCGGTAGCGGTCGGCCCACTCCGACACCGTCAGCACCGGGTCCGGCCGGAGCCCGGCGTTGAACGCCGCGTTGTAGATCTCAGTCGCTGTTTGGGCCGGCAAGGACATCCAGGGCCATCCGAATCTCGTTGCTCAGAATGCGATGCACCCGATCCACGTCGCTCTCGGCCGCCAGCGTCGCCGCCAAGCGGTCGGCGATGTTTAGCAGGTTGTCGCGCACCACGCGGCCGCGCGTGAACGCCGCCACCTGAACCTCGTCGCGGCTGACCAGCTTCGCGGTCTTCTCTTCAAACTCGATCTTGGCCAGCCGCGCCAGGTAGCTTTCGCGGATGGCCCGCGCGCGGAAGTAGTCGAGCCCGCCCGCGCCGGCCGCTTCTGCCGGCTCCCGCACCGCGGGCGGCGCCGATTGCGCCCGGCGCTGCCCGGGCCGCGTCTTCGCCGACCATTCGGCATCGGCGCGGTCGCTGTCGATCAGGCCGTCGGCGTTGGGCGTGATCCGCCCGGAATGGATCGCCTTTTGCACGGCGGCCAGGCTCACGCCGCGATGCT